GTCAGCGAGAACGCGAAACTCCCAGTGAAGAATCACAAAAGTGACACAGGGTTCGATGTGTATGCTACAGAAGATGTTACATTACCTGCTAAAGGTAGCGCGGTTGTACCAGTCGGCATCAAAGTTGGATATATTCCTCCCGGATATTGGTTTAAAGTTGAGAGCCGTTCTGGTTTAGGTTTCAAAAGTAGTTTGATGGCTCATCCTGGTATTATTGATTGCGAATATCGAGGAGATTGTGGCGTTAAGTTGTACAATTTTTCAGACGTAGACTACGTTATTAAAGCGGGAGATCGATGCGCTCAGTTTGTTTTTTATCTAAGCCTAGACATCGAACTCGAATGGGGAACAGCATCTGAATCTGGTCGCGGCGAAAAGGGGTTTGGCTCATCTGGCAAATAATATGTTTGATAATCTTTTCGTGGAGAAATATAGGCCTAAACGGCTGTGCGATATCATTCTATCACCAACTAACGAGCGGTCATTTAAAGAGTTCGCGGTTAAGCAAGAAATTCCTAATTTAGTATTTTTGGGTAATCCCGGTATCGGTAAGACATCATTGGCAAAGATACTTGTCAATGATGTGCTTGGATGTCAGTACCTTTATATCAACGCAAGTGATGAAAATGGTATTGATACTATTAGAAATAAAGTTATCAACTTTGCGCAGACAAAGAGCATTGATGGTAAAATTAAAGTCATTATCCTAGACGAAGCCGACGCCTTATCCGTAGATGCCCAACGAGCATTGCGTAACACGATGGAAGAGTTCAGCGGGGTAACAAGATTCATCCTTACCGGCAATTTTAAATATAAAATTATCCCTGCTTTGATGAGTAGATGCCAAAGTTTTGATCTTACACCACCGCTAGATAAAGTAGTTGTTCATTGCTTTACTGTCTTGCGCAAAGAAGGTATCAAGGTAAGCGATCAATGTAAGAATAAATTTGTAGAATTTGTAAAGAATATATACCCAGATATTCGTAGATGTATCAATGAATTGCAGAAATACAGTATTGGTGGTGAATTAATTCTACCGGAAAATACTACAGATGAATTGTGTGAAACATTGTATTCATTTATATCTAAGAAGGATGTAGCCTCTCTTAGAAAGTATCTTATTACAAATGAATCGCTGTTTAACAGCGACTACATAAACCTGCTCAAGTCGTTATTCAACTACATCGATCAAACAGAATCAGATGTTGAAAAGCGTAAGATGAGTTTACTAACTATAGCAGAGCATCTATATAGATCTGCTTTCGTAGCGGATCAAGAGATCAACTGTTATGCGGCTTGTATTAGCTTAACGACCCTTAGGTAGGTAGTTGTTTGTATACTTGGTATCCTTAGCAGACTTTGACGGGATTTTGATGTTGGTGTTCTTGAGAGTACGATCACCATCAACCAGTTTACCCTTAGCATCAGGTGACTTCATTGTCTGATTGATAGTTGACGCGTTCAACCCGTCAGCTTTGATGTCAACCAGTCGCGGCTCAATCTGTGTAGTGTCTTTCCGTTTTAAGCTATCGGGGATAGGCGATCCATTAATACCTGTGTTTATTACATCCAGAACTACTAAGGGCACCGAGACGAAATTGTAAAATCTACCAGGCGCAATCTCTTGAGCGATATCCACTATGCGATCAGTAGGCTTATTGATATAGTCAGTGTTACTGCCGCCCATAACTGCGGGTGAGCTGTTCTTGATGTTAACTACGCGCAGGTTTAGGTCGCTAGCCATGAGCGCGCGTATCAAAAACTTCAACTCTTCCTGGTCCTCGAAGGCAGGATAGTGTATAGCATTCTTCTTAAATTTTACCAGGTCACCGGTTAGCAACCCGCCATTGACATGCCGAGTTATGGTGTTCTCGTAAATTTCAGTAAATTTCATCTTATAAGTATTTATTTATCGTATACTCATTTTATCAAATAAATATAATAAATGGCTAATATAAAAATTAAGAGCCTGGGTGCGCTTGGACGCACAAATAATCAGCAGATATATGCTGATATGGCCTTGGATCTGGAATTTGGGTATACTAAAAACCCGGAATTAGGTAAAGACAATGAGATTCAGGACGCAGTTATCAGCTATGATAGGCGCGCCGTGATGAATTCCCTGCATAATCTCTTCAATACATCACCAGGCGAAAGGCCTTTGACGCCTGAGTTTGGGTTAAATCTGAAGAAATTCCTGTTTTTGCCGGTAGATGAATTTAATGCCCAACTTATAGGTGACTTGATTATCGAGGGGGTCAGGCGCTTCGAACCCCGGGTCAGGGTGACCGGTGTGACGATAATAAAAGACGAAGACGCGAATCAGTATGAAGTGATAGTAGCTTATGCAATCCCTTTACTTGGGGCTGATACGACGTTTACTTCGGCGGGAACATTAAGTAATTCTGGGTTTAAATTTAACTAATATGACCGACAATAGCGATTTTAAAATGCCGAAAGATGGGTATGCAGCGTTTGATGCACTCACCCTTCGCAATCTGATAGTTGATAGGCTTAACCAGAGCCGCGTTTTTACTGATCAGAATTATCAAGGCAGCAACATATCTACCATTATTGAGATAATTGCTTACTCCTATCATACTCTTTTATTTTATTTGAACCAGACTAGCGCAGAGAGTCAATTCTCGCAAGCATCTCTGTATGAAAATATCAACAAGATTGTGAAGGTATTAAACTACAATCCGCTAGGTATGCAGACTGCCACACTACCATTCCAGTCGGTAGGTAGCGGAGAATTGGCTTCGGGATCTTATACGATACCGCGATATTCATACTTCACTGCGAATGGTGTCTCGTATACATTCAACGAGGATGTTACATTTTTCAAAAATACATCCGGGGTGGAAATATTAAGCGATCTCTCTAACCAATCTTTATTATACCAAGGTAAGACAGTCGAATATCCATCTTACGTTTCAATGGGCGAGCCATATGAGCAGATAACTATTACAGCGGTCGATAAAGAAGGGGTTAATTCCTCCGTAGATCATTTTAACATAGATATATATGTCAAAGATAATTCCAAAATAGTACCAGCCTTTGAATTGTATCAATCCACTGAATCTCTATTCTTAGAAGACTTTGCTGCTAAGAAATATGAAATACGCTTAAATGAAAATGGCCGATATGAGGTTAAATTTGGTAATAACATTTTCGGTAAACAGTTAAACGCAAATGATGAAGTAGCTATATATTATCTCCAGACAGACAAGCAGAGGGGTGAGGTGGATGTCGGCTCTTTAAATGGGTCTATTTTGCTATTCTATACATCGGATCGCTTCAATACTATTTTGAATGATACTTTATCGAATAGACTCACCCGAATAACCATAGCAGACTCAAACAAGATTGCATTTTCCAATAGCGATCCATCAACCCAGTTTAGAGACATTGAAAGTGTTCAGAGCATAAAGGATAATGCATTGAATACATTTAAGACTCAATTTAGATTATTAGCGACCAAAGATTACGAGACATTCGTTAAGAAAAACTTTGGAGGTATAATGTCTAGTGTCAAAGCAGTTAATAATAAAGATTTCATCAATGGCCACTTGAAATATTATTTTGACTTGGGTGTAGAGAAGCCTAGTGCTGAAAGCCGAGTACTGCTCAATCAAGTATCTTTCGGTTCTAGTGTCAGTTTCAACAATGTGTATGTATACACAGTGCCCCGATTCCAAAAGGTAACATCTTTAACTTCTCGGTTAAACTATCTCAATCAGTCACAGAAACAGTTAATTTCAAACGAAATTGCACCGTATAAGCTAGCAAATAGTGAAGTTGTATTAATGGATCCAATTTATGTGGTTACGGATTTCGGTGTAAAAGATGCCGGTGAGAAATTATTGGCTGCGATCGGCGATGAGAGCTATTTGCAAATTACAGCTAATGGCGCTTCCCGGCGTAACTTCGAACGGATCCAGAAAGACGTCGCGAATATCTTCACCGAGTATTTTAAGACAACTGACGATAATCTAGGATTGTTAGTAGATATTAATTTCTTGTCTGCTCAAGTATTAAACGTTGAAGGCGTTGTCGATTTTAAGACGGTAAGATCAAATAATAATTTTACCATATCATTTCCGGGCTTAAGCTTGTTAATGCACAATCCGGTATACCCTGTTGCGGATATACGAATTGTTGAGCAAAATATACAATTACCGTATTTCAAATACCCCATACTGGCAGATATAAGTACATTCGTAAACAAAATAAGAGTTATATCTAATGAGTAACTTAGTATTAATAAATTTCGATGTTAAGAATTATAAAGATGAAATATCGCTCTCAGGGTATGCATTGCCCCAGAGCACTTTCACCTTTATACCGGTTCTAAGTACCCCCAGCTTTGTAATATCCAATACAAAAGTACTGTGGAATTTTGGCGACGGCACAACATCGGATGCACCAACTGCAACTCACGCTTATGAATTCCCGGGTGAGTATCGGGTAGTATTATACGTATATGGTTCTGGCGGTCAGTCTTTCATTGATACTTTCACACCTGTTATTTCTGTATATGATTTTATTGATAATTCTTTAGAATTCAGTGGTGTTACGGGTAATGAATTTAATATCAAAGCAGGGCAGCGAGGTCTTGTAACGCTATTGAGACGGAATAGCTGGCAGTCTTACGGGTCGCTCAGCGCATATGGATACACTATTAATCTATATGCATCCGGCAGTGTTGATCCATACATAAATGTCAAGCGGTATAATTCAGATCCGTGGGCTCACCTGGATAGTCAGAGTAAGTTCACAACACAGGAACCAGCAGGCCTAAGTGTTGAGTATGTACCTGCCTCTTCTGTTAAGACTGAAGATACATCAATATACGCCCGGTTAGGCGACGATGATTTTGAGATATGTGACTCCTCTGATAGTGGCTCCTTCCTCGCTGGTACATCTGGATTTGCAGACGTGTATTACACAAGCGATGAACCCAAAAACCTCTTATCAGCTTCATCGCCTGTAATACTATTTGCGAGCTTAGACACTTCTCGATTTGACGATGATGTTACATTCAAGAAGAGATATTACTCCGCTGTATCACCTAGTATTGGATACTTAAACACTAAACCCACAACTGTGCCAGTAGTGAGGATAAGATATAATCCTGCACATCATTTATCTTTTTCCACTAATGGTTTAGATACAGATGGCGATGCTATACTTAGCACTTTCAACATACCCCAAATATCTTGGGTTAACACTAAGATACCGTTTATAGTGAAGCTTAAAGATTCATCAGAGTATTCAACCAAGTTCTACCCACTACTCAGCTCTAATGTATATAATCTCAGCACTACTTCAGCTACCTACAATGTAGCATTAGCGCTCCTGTCGGGGAATGGATCGATTTTCACATCTGTTTCGTCTGTAAGCTTTTACGCTGATTTCATCGAAGAGCTGCCGGTGGATAATGGCGGGTATTTTAAGGGGTATTTTATTAGCCCTACCTCCATATCTATCGCTAAACTATCGGCAGCTGTGACAGTGTACAATCCGCAGTACTATAATGCAGATACTACCTCCAATATAATATCGGCATTGTGTTCTATCAGCGGCAATAGTACGCCATTCAGCATCCATTCGTATGACGGTGTATATAATGTCGTAAAGAATAATGAAGACTTCAGCTTTAAGCAGTATTTCGATAAACTCAGACTAAGCGATCAGTTAGCGGACAAGAATAATTTCTTTGATAAGTTCCTAGGCACTATCTTCGGTGGTGTTACTAGTCGCCCATATGAACTCGGTAAAACCGTATATGAAAAGATTGCTAATTTTACCGAGAACACGTCGGATGTAGATACAGCCAATGTAGCTAGCTTGGTATCTATGTGTAACTCCGTTGGTATACCGGTTGAAGGCGTTAATTATGATTATCCCCCGCAATTACGACGTGTTGTGGATATACTATCAATTAAACATAAAAAACTATTCGGTGAATTAAACCACTTTAATCTAGACTTTTATAAAGTAGGTATAACCAACGCACCTGGGTTCGCAGTGAACTTGGGTGAACGCATAGATATCAATACAGGTACGTTATCGCTTAGCGAGTATATAGTCTCTTATGAGAAGTTCAGCGAGTTATATAAGTTGGTTAGCACGGCGGCGTTATCGGACTACAGCCTAGGCAGCACACTGCACCTATCTGCTATAAACAATGATGCTTGGGGCTGGGGATTAACCTTGCCGATTGGCGTATCCGGCACCGAAATAGGGGTGTACTACGATTTCTACCGTTATCTAGATAACCCAGATAAGGGTATAGTAGATTCAGTGGTTAATTGGAACGACTCGACATTGACCCTGAGCTTCTACAATAGCGGATATAATGACTGGGCATCTAACGACGGCATCATGGACAATGTCATCAACTATGAAATGACCAAAGGCCTTAGATTGTTCCTTAGTGGCACTGATATAGTTTATAACAGTTAAATAATCTAAATGCCTAAAGAGAAGACATTCTTCGATCTCGAGCTACAGAGCTCTATTGTATATGATAGCACTAATCCAGATGCTATCGATAAAACCGCCCCTTTGCCGTTTCTAGATTGGGCTCGGCGTTTTGTCGGGCTTTCGACTGATCCTAATTTCCTATTAAATGAGTATAAGAATTACGTCAACGATTGGTTTACTACAAAAAATGCATCAGCTCAAGACCGAGAAGATCTGGTAAAGAACCTTTACGTTTCATTATTCAGAAATATAGCAGTAAACCTACTGACTCAAAGCGAACGTAGATTCGTTGAGAATGTAGATATTACAAAGGATGTAAACGCAGCAGCTATATTACCAATTTTCGTAAGGAAGATAAAGGATGTTGCTTTATATTTTGCATCTCTGCGAGATACTTCTAAGTCTGCAGTTTATAAGAGTAACATTAAAGGTTCAGCGTTTAGTTTACAGAAGGCAATAACTGAAGAACTTAACAATAGTTTCTTAATACCGGAACTCAATAAACTCCTGGTCGAAGCAGGCGTCACCACAGAAGGCTTAAAATCAAAACTAGAAATAGATATTGATGAGTTAATAGACAAGGAAACAAATTACTTAGACATCAACTCAACATTGCCCGCTTCTAGTTATGATGCGACGGGTGATCGGGCAGAGTTTTTCAGCGATGATAGTTACGAATTCTCCCCGGAATTATTCATCGACTTTGATAAGTCGGTAGTTGCAGAGATTAAAAAATACCCGGTAGTTCTCAAAGAACTCGGTAATAACTTTGCACTCAATCTAGACTTTAGCGCAAATGATATCCAGTTCTTAAAAGACCAGGATTATAAGACATTGGTGAATGACCTTGAAAATACCAATCTTAGAATAGATACGTTAAGGGATGCATTACAGCATTTTAGCGGTACTACATTTTACTACCTTTCTTCAAACGAAAAGAAAGAATTCAAAGTGGGGAAATTATTTGAAGCTACGGAGTTTCAGAATTATCTGAATAGACGCTTCCCTACGGTAGCTTATCACCCCAGCAACAAGCTGGTAGAAGAATCTGAAATTGGTTCCTTCTTCAAACCCAGCAAGACAGGTGTACAAAACTTCCTTTGCTTTGAGTTAAATGGTACCATAACCGATGTTGCTTCTAGCACGATATACGTCTTCCCGGATCCAGCTAAATATGGTAACATAACCGGTCTTTCTAGAACTAATTTCGATAATCCATTTAGTTATAGCGAAAGTGTTGAAAATCTAAAAGTAATCAATAGTAATACTTTTAGATTCGGTCAAGCTCTGAGTGATTATCTAACTAAGTTTAGAGGATATCAATCCCGGTCCGAATCGTTGAATTATGATCCCGCTGGGGTTAGTCGAGTAGGTGATCCGGTTGAATTTTTCACAGGTGAAGCCAAAGATAATTGGTCTAACGGTGACGTCTTTAAACAAATTCCATTCAGTTTCCAACCTACAGATAAAAGACAGCAGTTCCTGCTGGTTAACAACCACAAGACACTGTATCAGTCCAAACAAGATATCTTCGGTAATGAATTTGCGCTATTCAAAGAAATAAAAAAGAAAGTAGACCCAGAGGTAATATATACCGCAACACGAGGTGAAACGATAACACTATTTGAGTTAGACGGTCAAACATTTTATGACGGTATTAGTAGTTATAATCCCCCAGTTGATTTAATCCTCAATACTCAATTTCTGAGTACTACAAATTTTGAATTTTTTATTCCGTGTATTAAATTTTATCCGGAATTAGATTTCTACAGATCCGCTCCCTTTGCAATTGATAATATATACGATGCATTGGAGTTTGAGATCACACAGGACTTCATAGTGTTTACCGTGCTAGAATGTCTAAGCGGGTTTGATCCCAATAAGAACGTGGATGTTATAGATAACGCCGCATTCTTAAACACATTCAAATCATTACAAGATACGTACATTGATCGTTATTATTTCGAAAATAATAATCTAATAGGCGAGACGCTCAGCAGTGCAGAGACCCAGTTAGTGAGCGCGGTGGGTACGTTAAGTGCTGACTTATCTCTCTACGAAGAATATAACGTACACGGCGATTTGTATTTCCGAGATTACGCAGGAACAGAGGTTACCCCGGTATCTGCTGTTCTTAGTGCGTTCTTTATAAAATACCCGTCAGCGATCAAGAGCGAACTAGAGACTAAGGTTAAGTTCTTCGATATCATATACGACAATATAATATTCGAAACCGATAATTATCTGCTGTTTGAGACGTTGAAATTTGACTATGATAACAATATATTCATAAGGCGCCCAGATACGTACAATTACGTAATCAAAGGAACTAATGAAAAATTCGAGTTCTTCACTAATACGTGGTTTAATGAAACTAAGAGAGAGGTATACTTTGCTACAACTAATTTACTTAGCACTGCTAGTGCTACTAACTATAAGGAGATATATTTTGAATTCTATAGGTACGATTTCGACAATATACAGAAATTGTATCCAAACTTTGCAGTTAACTTTAACACGTTATCCGCGTTCACTCTTTCTGGTACATCGCTTTCTGCGATCAATATTGTAGAGATTGAGCGCCCGATTTTAAACTACGGTAAAGACACAGGTAAGTTCACGATAAAATATCTTGCTAAAGACTCCTCGGGGTTATTTTATGATACCAAGATAACCTTCAAGTTATCGAATGTGATATATAACATGACCGTTGAGATGATGAAAGCTGATATGTTTTTACATTCAGAAAACTTCGGCAACAACACTTTCAGTAATATAGGATTTACCAAGGTGTTGTCGCCTTTCGATAGTTCAACCCTAAGTATACTAAACGATTGTTTAGTAATCGCATAATATGCCTTGCACACCCGCAACAAACATTTTACAAGACTTCAAGTCATCGAGTGTAGTCTTTACTAAGATATTTGACTTTAATAAAGATTTAGTTGTAACGGTAGATTATAAGGCTTACCCTATCTCCGGTAATGCTATCACTGGTGGTATATTGATCGGCATTTTACCCTTCTTCCGTGTAGCACCAGATGGAACTAGTGCTGGTCCTGGCAACGGGTATTCTAATGTATCAGGATTGAGTGCTTGTGTGGGCGGTAACCTGTCAGCTTTATCTGCTGATGGTATTCTCGATGCTGAGATAGGTGTATGTCTATCATTCGATGGTAGATTTGCTACTAGCGCGACAGGTGTTGATGGGTTGTCGTCAGCGCCTAATAATAGTATTGCAGTTAGAGGGTTGGCTGATGATGGTTATCCACTCTTAACTGTTACGGAAAACCTCTCTACCGCTTCAGCTTTCGACACTCCGTTTACTTTATTTTCTACTAGTTCTTCAACTACTAAGAGGGCTAGAGTCCGCTTTACAGACTTCGGTAGGCAGGTAGTTGTCGACTGCAAAAATACAACTGATTTAGTATTCGACCGATATCTCAATTTAGAAACAGACTTATCTATATATCAATACTGCAGAGTATACGTAGCATTTGCTGCTAGTAATAGTGGTACTCACATATGCATACCGAATATTAACATAAACGGATACGATGAAACACTCACATACGTTTATTCCGGCGCTGGCTATTTGGGGTTGACGCCAAATCCGGCGTACTTGAGCGAGGGGGACACCCTTTCGACTAGAAACTATTTTAACACTGCATGGTCATTATATAGTGCGTACAGCGCATTGGGCACTTTGGTATTAGTGAGCAACAGCGGCGCGCCGTATGCTAACAATGATGGGTACGTGATTATACAATATCCCTAAATATTGTTATGCCGCAATTAGGTACAACCAATATTAGCTTATTTTCAGTGGGTAACCTATTAACTCCTGCCACTGTTACTAATATAAGCCTTACCGCAATTCAAGTTGCCACGATGGGTAGTAAATCAACTATATATGCAGACGCGTCTGCATCCAAAGTAAGTGTGTGGTTTATTTCTAATTGTAAAAGTTCTGTTTCGAATGACTCAACTGTACCATACATTACAGGTGGTACAGGTGGTTTAAATCCGACACGGGACATAACGAGTACCGCTTATACTGGTTGGATATACGACAGAAATGATGCACCATGGAGGCCGTCGAAAATATCTGACTTTAAAGTGGCAGCT